AGCAATCGCATCGGGAGAAATTCTCAAACCTTCAACATCTGGAGCTGTCGCAAAGTTCTTTTGCGAACCCGGAAAAACATACTTGTGAAACACATAAAAATCTTCAACGCCAGAAATCAACTTACTCCCATCGGGTCTTGTCTCCTTCTTAAACTCACGAATCTTCTGAAGATTCAGTGGGTCGATATATCGAAGTTCGACAATTCCTTTCTTGGTGTTTTCTGGATTCACCAAGATGTGAAAATACAATCTACTGTCAATGTACCATCTACGAAAAAGTTCATATCCTTTTGTATTGAACTGCATCATCTCCAAGACATTCTGGAATTCCTTTGAAACCATCTTCTTTATTTCTGGTTCCAAATGAGTTCCGTCCAAATTTATTCGGACAGCATCCTTTTGATCGTTGGTATCAATGCACTCATTCACAATTTCCTCTACTGCTGTCTCACACTCGGGGTGAAGTGACATGTCACGATACTTTTGAATCAGTTCATAATCACTTCTTGTGGATCCATCTAAATCAACATATTGACCATAAAACCCACCAGACTCAACTATTACAGCACCATCATCAGTATCGGGAGGAACGAAGGAAGACAGTTTATTATCTTCCTTCTCCTCTTTAGTTTTTCCGAACTTCAGTCCAAATAATTCAAAAGCCATTGATTACCCTTTATAGTATATAAATTTCAAATATCAGGTTGTTGGAGCAGCTCCACCAAGATAAGCTGTACCAGCATTCAAGTTTGCCAATCCAGTAAGAGCAAACGAAATGTTGCCAGTGGAAAGTGCAGTTGAAATTGCGAGTTGAACAGCAGTATCAATTTGGTTGAGTGAACCACCAGTTGGTTCATAATGAGAGTATGCTAATGTTACTTCAAACTCTTCAATTGAACCAGCATCATCAAAGTTCAAATCAATAGCAGCAAGTGATGATGGCCACATATTGAAGAATTGATAACTTCTAACGGGAGCGCCACTTCTTGAAAGTTGTGTGACTACCCAGTTACTTTGACCATAAGCATCGAGAGCATCAGCACCCAATGGGTTGCCATACTGAGCACACTGTGCCTGCCATGATTCAAATCTTCTTCTCATTATCATTTGTGTGTCGTTGTAAACTGTGATACTCCAATCCTCGAAGGTTCTCTCTCCTGCGAGTTTCAACTTTCTACCGCCGGGAGTAGATACTTCCACGGTATTTACAGTTGCAGCGGGAAGAGAAGCTGATCTACAGAGATATGTGAAATCAGCACCACCAACAATTGGACCACTCACCAAAAAGTAGTTAGCTCTTGCACCACCCAAAGCCAATTGGTTTTTAAATTGTTCTACACTTGGTAATGACATTTAATGTGTCTCCTTTTTAGTTAACTTCTATTCTTTATTTATGCACCAAATTCATTGAAATTCGCACCAGTTCTCGTAGCAATGAAGTTCAATTGAATGAAGTTGATTGAACGAGTTGGTTTGATATAGATATCTGCCCAGAATTCGTTTCTGTCGATTCTTTCGGGTGTATTGTTTGTTTCATCACACACAACCTTGAAGTCAAATACACCTCTTCTTGACTTGACATCTTCGAGATATGGAGCAACCAAGGAAACGAATCTTGCTCTTGTGAATGCATCGTTGAATTCAAAGAGTGAATACTTAGATGCAGTAGAAATTGCCTTCTCAAGAACGATGAACAATCTACGAACATTGATTCTATCAAATGCACTTGGTTTCGAGAGAGCAGTCTTGTCGCCAAAGAGAACTGTTCCTTCACCCGGAATTGTTATGATTGGATTTACACCATCGGGATAGATTTGATCTCTATATGTCTTGGATGGGTTGAATGCCAACTTAACAACATCGCGAACTTGTCCTCTATTGAGTCCAGCAGGAGACCACCATGCATCTCTTGTGTTTTCTGTTCTTGCACAAAGACCAGCGGTATCAGCATTCAAAGGAACCCAACGATAAAGATCGTTGTATGGATCGTATTGATACTTGTAACCAGAGTCGATTACGCAGTATGAGTTTGATCCAATAGTTGTCTTCAGTTCAGTGCATTTAGCAACCTTATCGGTTTCACTATCAAACTCATTCTTGTTTTCTGCGGAGAAGAATGCAACTGCATCCTTTCTTGTGGTGACAAGATCGCGAATTCTAGCTGCACTGTTGCCAGTGAGACTTCCTGCGATAACCAAGTTTACGTCATATTGTTCGGTATCTTCAAAAAGGTTGTAACCATCTGGATCTGTTGATGGAACACTGGTAACTAGTGAAGTTGATGTTTGACCTGCACCACCAGCGAGTGACTGTGCAGTTCCTCCTCCAGCTCTGAAATATGTTCCGTCTGCATCATTTGTGACACCCCAATTTACCACATAAGTTGTTCCACTCTTGATAGATGGTGAAAGACCTGTATGAGTATTGAAGTCTCCCATAGCATCTCCAGGAAGATCATCACCCCCGATGTAGATATACTGAGATTGGTTGTTGATTACACTCTTGTAGAATGTCGATGAACCATCTTCTGATTTTGCTTCTGGGAACACTGAAAGATTTGGGAATCTTTCCAATACGGTAAACTTGGAACCAGTGAACAAACCATCTTCATCAACAACCAAAACGTGAATTTGGTCATTGGTTGTTGCACCCTGATTGTTGTTTGCTGTTGGACTTTCAAGTTTTTGTATATTTGAAGTGCTTTCTGGAGCGCCTTCATCCTCGTATCCAAAGAAGTTTGCATAATAAGCAGTTGTTCCATCATTTCTTCCATCTACCCAATCTTGGAATCTATCTGGAGAAGAAGTTCCACCTGGACCGGGGAAAATAGCGACCCTCAAAGAATTTCCCTTTTGACCAGGATATCTAGCAATGATTCCGACATTATCAGAATCCAAATAATCTTCGTTATATACCAACTGACCATCTGGATTTGCAGCGTTGGTCACACCACTATCTGCGTTTTTAGCGGATACTCCTCCATACAAAGTGCTACCAACAACACGAACTACCTGCAATCCTCTTGAATATCCTAAAAAGTTTTGTGCCGAGAACCACTGTTCGTAGTTCCAATTTTTTGGGTCGCCAAATGTTTCGCGAAAAGCTCTTGGAGTGTCCACCAAAACGACTTTCTTTGCTGGACCCCATTCGAAGTTACCAGCGATTCCTCCCAAAGTGGTGGCTACAGCTGGAACTATGGTAGTAAGATCAATTTCTGAAACATTTACACCCGGACTGACTTGAAATGCCATATTTTTATCTCCTTGAATAATCTTTTCTTACTTACTCTTACGCACCAATTTCGTTGAAGTTGGCGCCAGTTCTTGTAGCGATGAAATTCAACTGAACATAGTTAATGGAACGATTTGGTTTGATATAGATATCTGCCCAAAGTTCATTTCTGTCAATTCTTTCAGGTGTATTGTTTGTTTCGTCGCATACTACCTTATAATCTATCAAACCTCTTCTCGACTTCACATCTTCAAGATAGGGTGAAATCAAAGAGATGAATCTTGCTCTTGTGAACGCATCATTGAACTCAAAGAGTGAATACTTAGATGCGGTGGAAATTGCCTTCTCAAGAACGATGAAGAGTCTTCTTACATTGATTCTATCAAATGCACTTGGTTTCGAGAGAGCAGTCTTGTCACCAAGAAGAAGTGTTCCTGTTTCTCTTTCTGTAATGATTGGATTGATTCCCTTTGGATAGATTCTATCTCTGAAAGTCTTGTTTGGCGAGAATGCCAATGCACCAGAATTTCTTAGAAGACCTCTGTTGTATCCAGCAGGGGACCACCATGCGTCGTTCGTGAACTCAGTTCTTGCACAAAGTCCGGCTGTGTCGCCATTGAGAGGAACCCAACGATTGACCTGATTGAATGGGTCAAATTGTTTTCTATATCCAGAGTCAATGACCACATAGGAACTTGAACCAACGGTATCCTTGAATGCTATGCAGGCATCCGCCTTAACAGAATCCGAAGAATTTACACCACTTGCGCCTTTGCCAACTGGGCAAGAAACAAATGCAATGCAATCTTTTCTGGTCTCAGCAATTGTCTTGAGATTACCCACATCGGTAGATGTTTCAAGATCACCGCCGAGAAGAAGGTTTACGTCAATTTTTTCTGCATCAGCAAGAACACCATATCCGATCAATATATCTGGATCGGTTCTATTGTTGGTATAATCTTGCCCAGTTCCACCACTGAGAGGAACTGTAACTGCTTCAGCACCACCAGTAAAGGTAAATGCATATGTGGTTTCCCAATTTGTATTGAGAACTCCACCTGCACTCAAACCAGCTGAACCAAATACTTCCGCAAAACCATCATTATCAAGGTCATATGAATCAAGAGATCCAGTAACTTTGATGTATTGCGATTCGTTATTGAGAACATTCTTGATGTAAAGCGATGTTCCATCTGCTCTTCTTGCTCTTGGGTGAAGAGAGACATTTTCAAATCTCTCCAAGACTTCTCCCTTTGTTCCTGTAAACAGTCCATCTTCGTCGATGACAGCAACGTGAACTTGGTCAAAACTTTGTGTCAAACCACCAAGAGTGAGAATATTGTCTGTATGCAGTGGTTGTCTAGCAAAACTACTATAATATGCCCAATCTGCTGCGGTTGCACCATTTCTTGCGACAGAAACGGCAAGTGAGTCACCCTTTTCTCCAGCATATTTTGCCATGAATCCAGCAGCAACTTTGGATGTCAGATCAACGGCATCAGTTGGAGCATAAGCATTATCACCACTTGCTTCGCCAGTATTTGCGTTTTGTGTGTTCGAAGAATTGTTACTCATTGCTCTGACCATCAACAATCCTTGGGAATACCCCAAGAAGTTGAGAGCAGTCATGTAGTTTGCAGCGTTCCACTGCTTTAAATCACCAAAAATTTCACGAAAAGTCTTTGGAGTGTCGATCAAGACAGCTTCATTTGCTGGTCCCCACTCTGTTGGGAACGAAATTCCAGCTCTAGTCGTAGCAACAGCTGGAACTATGGTAGTGAGATCGAACTCACTTACATTTACACCTGGACTTACTTGAAATGGCATATTTTTTTCTCCTTCATGTATACACGGAGTATATCTATACTTCTCTTATTATTTATTATTTTCGTGTTTTTGGTGTTAACTTATAGGCCATCAAGACCAAAAGAAACTTTGATCGTCTTCCATGTCTTTTTCACTCGGAAGATTCTCAATTTTGTTTCTTGTTGATCCTTCGCGGGAAAGATTCAGAGCATCTTGTGTTCTCTGATCTTCATAGTCAACGATTCCATCCTCTATGAACCCGAAAGGACTCAGAGACTGCTCCAAATCATGAATTCTCTTCTCATAGAGTCTTTTTCTTGTGTCAATGTCTATGATTTCGCGGAAATATGATTGAGTCGTCAACCAAGAGAACAGAACCAAAGTGTCAACCAAGTCATCATGATACCCTTCGGAAGCTTCG